AAGCCTCTTGTAGGCACGATTAAGTTTGCAAATGAAGAAGTACTTAGCCTCGGTATAAACGAGGGCGACACGGTCATATTCGAGCCCGAATCAGAGTACCCTTTTTATGTAGACGGAGAGAAAGTTTATCGAATGTATACCAAGAATATAACAATCAAATTAAATGAACAAGATAACGGACTTAAAGAAACGCATAATTGATTCTGGGTATAAAGCCGTTGAAGAATTAATTAAAGTTGCAGAAGAAAAGATTGTCACGCATGCTGAGGATGACCTTAGTGCTGACAAGTTAAAGAATGCCGCTCAAGCAAAGAAGCTTGCCATCATGGATGCGTTCGAGATTCTTAAGCGTGTAGAAGAAGAGAATAATATTATTGAAGGCGTAGTTAATAACCAAGTCAATACCAATAGAGGATTTGCAGAGTCTAGAGCTAAGAACAAATGAGTTTACACAAACTTCTTGTTGATGTCATACCACAGAAAGTTCTTGATAAAAAGAACGCTAAGAATCAGTGGGAGTATGGATGGGACCCTGAGTATGACATGGTTGTCGTATCCAAAGATGGTACCATCGGAGATATCTATGACATCCAAGGATTAAGAGTTGCCTTGCCACATGCTCCTAATAAAGTGGACTATAAAGCCAACAAGTGGGAGCATACTGAATTACCTAAAGAGCTATCTCGTATTAAGACAATCTTTGATTGGAACAGACGTGATAACTCATTTAAGAATCAATGGGTTGACTTTATCGAGCAAGAGTTTGACCGTCGTGAGCTTGGCTATTGGTTTATTAACAATGGCATAAAGACGTACATCACCGGTCATCATTACATGTACCTACAGTGGACTAAGACTGACGTAGGACACCCTGACTTCCGTGAGTCGAACAGAATATTCTTTTTGTTTTGGGAAGCTTGTCGTGCAGATCCAAGATGTTTTGGGATGTGTTACTTAAAGAACCGTCGTTCTGGATTCTCGTTTATGGCCTCCTCGGTATCCGTTGATATTGCAACCCTTGCAAAAGATGCACGTATTGGTATGGTGTCTAAGACAGGACCAGATGCTAAGAAAATGTTTACTGACAAGGTTGTTCCAATTGCGAACAACTATCCGTTCTTTTTTCAACCAGTGCGTGATGGTATGACCACACCAAAGACTGAACTAGCGTTCCGTGTCCCTGCTTCTAAGATTACACGTAAGAACATGGACCAAGAGCAAGATGAAGAAATAGATGGATTAGATACATCGATTGACTGGCGCAATACAGCAGACAACTCGTACGATGGTGAGAAGCTTCGATTCCTAATTGAGGACGAGGCTGCCAAGTTAGAGAAGCCAATGAACATCGAGAATGGATGGCGTATTCGTAAAACTTGCCTCCGCTTGGGTGCAAGGATTATTGGTAAGTGTATGATGGGCTCAACATCTAATGCACTAGATAAAGGAGGAGAAAATTACAAAAGACTATATGAAGATTCAGATGTTAAGAAACGCAATAAGAACGGGCAGACTCTGTCAGGTTTGTATGCTCTATTTATACCGATGGAGTATAATTTTGAGGGATATATTGATCAGTACGGCCACGCTGTACTAGAGACTCCCGAGAAGCCAATTAAGTCAGCTGAGGGAACTTGGATTACGCAAGGAGTAATTGAGTATTGGAACAATGAGGTTGCATCATTAAAGTCAAACCCTGATGCACTTAATGAATTCTATCGTCAGTTCCCACGTACTGAGTCTCACGCATTCCGTGATGAGACTAAGTCATCTATTTATAACTTAACCAAAATATATCAACAGATAGATTACAATGACGGCATGATCACCGATCGTGTTCTGACAAGAGGATTCTTTCACTGGAAAAATGGTGAGAAGGATACAGAAGTTATTTGGACACCCGACAAGTCTGGTCGGTTTATAGTGTCCTGGATTCCAGAAATTGCAATGCGTAATAACTATATAACTAAAAATGGAATTAGATATCCTCTCAATGAACATGTTGGTGCTTTCGGATGTGACCCTTACGATATTTCGGGTGCTACTTTTGGTGGTTCGAACGGGGCTCTTCATGGTCTCACTAAGTTTAATATGGCGAACGCTCCGTCAAATGCGTTCTTCTTAGAGTATGTTGCTCGACCACAGACAGCTGAGATATTCTTTGAAGAGGTACTTATGGCTTGCGTATTCTATGGGATGCCAATACTTGCAGAGAATAACAAGGCTCGTTTACTGTACCACTTTAAGAACAGGGGATACCGTGGGTTTTCCATGAACAGACCCGACAAGCATAAAGCTAAGTTGTCATTTACCGAACTAGAGATTGGTGGTATACCGTCTTCAAGTGAAGACATGAAGCAAGCGCACGCAGCAGGTATCGGAACTTACATTGAAAAATATGTAGGATACGATTTAGAAGGCACTTACCGAAATCCAGATGAGATTGGTAACATGCCATTCAATAGAACTCTTTTAGACTGGTCTAAATTTAACGTGAACGATAGAACAAAGTATGATGCTTCGATTAGTTCAGGTTTAGCGATTATGGCAAACCAAAAGCATATTTATATGCCCGAGAAAAAAGAGTCAAAAATAAGCATTAAATTTGCAAGATACGATAACAGCGGTTCAGCGAGTAGACTGAAAATAATATGAACGACCCTTTAATAATGATTAATCCGACCAACTTTCCGACACAGTTGGCGACAGATGCGGAAAAGGCATCACAAGAATTCGGATTAAAAGTAGGACAAAGTATCATGTGGGAGTGGTTTGCCAAGACAGGTAACAACTGTCGCTACTATTCTCAATGGATTGATTTTCATCGCATTAGATTATATGCTCGTGGAGAACAACCAATAAACAAATACAAAGAACAATTCCAAGTAGATGGTGATATGTCACATATCAACCTTGATTGGACTCCTGTTCCTATCATCCCTAAGTTTGTCGATATCGTTGTTAACGGGATGAATGATCGCCTCTTCGAGGTTAAGGCATATGCACAAGATGCAATGTCTATCGAGAAAAAAAGCAAGCATCAAGAGATGGTTGAGTCAAATATGCTTGCCAAGGATGTTCTTATGCAAATTAAGGAACAGTTTGGCGTAGATACATTTGATGTAAATCCAGATGACTTGCCAACTAGCGAAGAGGAGTTGAGCTTATATATGCAACTTAGATATAAGCCTGCTATTGAGATTGCTGAGGAGCAGGCTATTAATACAATATTAGATTTAAACCATTACAATGATGTTAGGAAGAGAGTTGATTACGATATCACTACAATTGGTATCGGTATGGTTAAGCATTCATTTGTACCTGGAACTGGCGTAAGAGTAGAATATGTGGACCCTGCAAATATGGTATATAGTTACACGGAGTCACCAACTTTTGACGACTGTTTCTATTTTGGCGAAGTTAAGCAAGTACCTATTACTGAACTTATTAAGATTAAACCTAATATTACTAATGAAGAGCTTGCGGAAATTCAGCAGCTTGGTACAGCTTGGTATAATTACTATGGCGTACTTCGCCCTTATCGTAGCGACTTGTTTAACAGAGATGTTGTTACTTTATTGTATTTCAATTATAAGACTGATAAAACGTATGTCTACAAAAAGAAATACACAGAAAACGGAGGAACAAGAGTAATTGAAAAAGACGAAACCTTCCAAGTTCCTGAGGGAATGGAGGAGCGTTTTGAGCGTATTGAAAAACGTATCGATGTTTGGTACGAGGGTGTTATGGTGATGGGATCATCTTATCTACTGAAGTGGGAACTTGCTAAAAACATGGTTCGTCCTAAGTCTGCATCTCAGTATGCGTTGCCTCAGTACATTGCTGTTGCACCACGTATGTACAAAGGCGTTATCGAGTCATTGACTCGTCGTATGATTCCTTTTGCTGACTTGATTCAATTAACTCACTTAAAGCTACAGCAAGTATTACAACGTGTTGTGCCAGATGGTGTTTACATTGATGCTGATGGTATCAACGAGGTTGACTTGGGCACAGGAGCAGCATATAACCCTGAGGATGCATTAAGATTGTATTTTCAAACAGGTAGTGTTATTGGACGTAGCTCAACTGTCGATGGTGAATTTAACCATGGTAAAATACCAATCCAAGAACTTAATACAAATAGTGGACAAGGCAAGATTACTGCATTGATTAATGCATACAATCAATACTTATCTATGATTAGAGATGTAACAGGATTGAATGAAGCACGTGATGCTTCTTCTCCAAACCCTGATGCATTAGTTGGCGTGCAGAAACTTGCTGCGTTAAACTCTAACACAGCTACTCGTCACATCTTAGAAGGTGGATTATTTATTACTCGTAGATTGTCTGAGGCTTTATCGTGTCGTGTTGCGGATATCTTAGAATACTCTGATTTCAAAGAGCAGTTTACAATGCAAATTGGAAAACATGCAGTTGGAATTTTAGATGAAATCAAAGAATTGTACATGTATGACTTTGGTGTGTTTATTGAGGTGTCTCCAGATGAGGATCAAAAAGCACAACTTGAAGCTAACATTCAGATGGCGTTACAGCGTGATCAGATTAGTTTAGAAGATGCAATTGATATTCGTCAAATGAAGAATCTTAAACTTGCTAACGAGTTGCTTAAGTTTAAGCGTAAGCAGAAGCAGAAGCAAGATATGGAGCAGGAGCAACAAAAGATTGAAATGCAGACTCAAGGTAACATTCAGTCTTCTCAAGCATCTGCTCAAGCTGCATTACAAAAGGTTCAAGCAGAGGCAGCAGCAAAAGCACAACTTGCACAAGCTCAAATGCAGTTTGATATTCAACGTATGCAAGCGGAGGCTCAGATTAAAGAGCAATTGATGCAAAAAGAGTTTGAGTTCAATATGCAACTTAAAGGCATGGAAGTTGAGAGGATAAAAGAACTTGACATGGATAAGGAAAAGGCTAAGGATAATAGAACAAAACTACAAGCCACACAGCAGTCAAAGTTAATTGAGCAACGTCAAAAAGACTTACCTGCTATGAGTTTTGAGTCTGATGAAGATTCACTTGATGGGTTCGATTTAGAGCAGTTCAATCCAAGATAAATTTATTTATTACTTTTGTGCAAATTAAATTAAATAATAATGGAAAATTTTCAAGTAAAACTGGTAGACTTTGAGGAGAAGTCTGTCCAACAAGTAGAAGAGAATCTACTTAAAGTACACGAAGAAAAAACAGGTATTCCTCAAATTGAGGAGCCAGAGACTTTAAAAATAGAAATCCCAGCTGAACCCGACACAGTAGGTGATTTTACAGGAGAAGAGCAATCAACTCCACCTGCGCCATCATTTGATGACGAAGACGTTCTTTCATATATTAGAAGCAAGTATAATAAAGAAGTTGATACTATCGACGACTTGTTTAAACCAGTTGAAGCACCTCAGGAATTATTGCCTGAAGATGTATCAGCTTTTTTAAAGTTTAAGAAAGAAACAGGTCGTGGGCTAGAAGACTTCTATCGTGTTAACCAAGATTTTTCAAATGAAAAGCCGGAGCGTTTATTAGCTACGTATTTGAAAGAAATTAATCCTGAGTTAGACGACGAAGATATCCAATATGAAATGGCAGACCGATTCGGATTCGATGAGGAGATGGATGACGAGCGTGATATCAAGAAGAAAAAACTTGCATTTAAAAAAGAGCTAACTAAGGCATCAAAGTATTTTAATGAACAGAAGGAGAAGTATAGAACGCCACTCGAGTCGATTGGCACATCGTCTATCTCTCAAGAAGATCAACAAGCTTTGGAATCTTATAAGCAATATGTAAACCAGGCTTCTGCTCAACAGCAGGACCAGGTTAAGAAATCTGAATACTTTGTTCAGAAGACTAATGAATTATTCAGCAATGAATTTGAAGGTTTCAAGTTCGGAATTGGTGATAAAGATTTGTCTTGGAAACCTAGTAATCCGGAAGACTTAAAAAATAAGCAACTTGACTTATCTAAATTCTTCAACAACTTTGTTGATGATAACGGATATATTAAAGATGCTAAGTCGTATCATAAGACAATAGCGGTTGCAATGAACCCTGACTCTTTTGCGAAGTTCTTTTACGAACAAGGCAAATCTGATGCAATAGATGAATCTGCAAAGCAGAGTAAAAATATTGACATGGGTAGCGTTCGTACAACAGGACAACCATTAGAAAAAGGAGGATTTAAAGTAACATCATTGGATACTGATCACGGCAATAGATTAAAAATTAGAAAACTTTAAAAACAAAAACAAATTAAAAAATGGCTGGAACAGTTCAAAGTACCCCAGGCTTTGCTTTACAACCGTCAGCGGTAAAAGCTACATTGCCTACAAACTACATTACTAACTTCGACTTCATGAATCAGTATCTTCCAGATACTTACGAGAAGGAATTCGAGCGTTATGGTAATCGCTCTATTGCATCTTTCTTACGTTTAGTAGGAGCTGAGATGCCGTCTAACTCTGACTTAATTAAGTGGGCAGAGCAAGGACGTTTACACACTAAGTACACTAACGTGACTACTGATGCTGTTGTTGGTGACAACACTGCAACTTGGACAGTTAATGATGCTAACGTGGTTGTCAACTTCCGTGTTAACCAAACTGTATTCTTATCAGCTAACGCTGGTTCTGCTTCTGATCGTGCGGTTATTACAGCTGTTGATTCTGCTAACAACACTTTTGATGTAGCTTACTACTCAGCTGATGGTCAAGCTATCGCTGCTGCTGCTGCTTCTACTGCTTTCGTTTACGGATCTGAATTCACAAAAGGATCTACTGGAATGATTGGTTCTTTGGAATCTGAAGATGTATTCTTCGAGAACAAGCCTATCATCATCAAGGACAAGTACACTGTATCTGGTTCTGACATGGCTCAAATCGGTTGGGTTGAAGTAACTTCTGAGAATGGTGCTACTGGATACTTATGGTACATCAAATCTGAGCACGAGACTCGTTTACGTTTCGAAGATTACTTAGAGATGTCAATGGTTGAAGGTGTTCCTGCAGAAGCTGGTTCAGGTGCTTTAACTTACTTGACAGTTGCTGCTTCTCAAGTACAACCTGGTGCTGCTGGTACTGAAGGTTTATTTGATGCTGTTGCTACTCGTGGTAACGTATGGGCAGGTGGTAACCCATCTACTTTAGCTGACTTCGATTCAATCATCCAACGTCTTGACAAGCAAGGAGCTATCCAAGAAAACGTAATTTTCTTGAACCGTCAATTCTCATTTGATATTGATGATATGTTAGCTTCTCAAAACTCTTACGGTGCTAACGGTACTTCTTACGGTTTGTTTGACAACGATGAGAACATGGCTTTGAACTTAGGTTTCAAAGGCTTCAAGCGTGGTTATGACTTCTACAAGACTGACTGGAAATACTTGAACGATGCTACTCTTCGTGGTGGAATCGTAGGTGGAGCTATCAACGGTATCTTGGTACCTGCAGGTTCTACTACAGTTTACGATCAAATCTTAGGTAAAAACGCTAAACGTCCGTTCTTACACGTTCGTTACCGTGCTTCTGAGACTGAAGATCGTCGTTACAAGACTTGGATCACAGGTTCTGCTGGTGGTGCTCAAACTAGCGACCTAGATGCAATGGAGGTTAACTTCTTATCTGAGCGTGCTTTATGTACACTTGGTGCGAACAACTTCTTCTTGTTCGAGAACTAGTAAAACTAGGGGGAGGCTTCGGTCTCCCCTTATTTAATTTGTTTAAAATTTAAAATCTAATATAATGTCAAATAAAGAATTCAAGGACAGAGTCTATGTCCTAAAAAGAAAAACGTTCCCTATCTCGTTTATGTTGTCTGCAAGAAGTACTTCTAGTAGACCATTGTTTTACTTCGATGAGAAGACCGGTGTAAACCGTGCTTTACGTTATGCAACAAATCAGAAGTCTCCATTTGAGGATGAGCAAGACGGAAACTTTGTTTTAGCTCCAGTTATTTTCGAGGATGGCTTGTTAAGTGTTAATAAGACCAATCAAGTGTTACAGCAATTCTTGGCTTTACACCCAGATAATGGCGTGTTATTCGAGGAGATGGACACACAGAAAGATGCTGCGGCTCAGTTCGATAGCATTAACTTGCAATTGGATGCTCAATTAGCGGCTCGTGATTTAGATATCAATACAGCAGAGGCTGTTGCTCGTGTACTATTAGGCACACGTGTAGACAAGTTATCTAGCGAAGAACTTAGACGTGATTTACTTGTTTATGCAAGAACGCATCCGGCTCAGTTCCTTGGTATGTTGAACGACCCTGAACTTAAGTTACAGAACATTGCGGTGAAGTCTATCCAGGACGGTACATTTGTTTTAAAGAACAAGAACCGTGATATCTTCTACAACTTGTCTGATAACAAGAAGAAGCTAATGGGTGTGCCGTTTGGCGAAGATCCGGTTAAGTTGTTGGCCTCGTGGCTACAAAGTAATGACGGACTTGAGATCTACGAGTTACTCTCAAAGAAGTACCGATAAACAGAAGGGGATACGAAAGTGTCCCTTTTTTGTTTTATATTGCATGTGAATAAATATTCGTAAATTTGCCAACATGATTAATTCGGTATACAACACTGTTCTCAATATTGTAGCTAAGGAGCGAAACGGCTTCATTACGCCTGAGGAATTCAACAGCTTTGCTAAACAAAGTCAGCTTGAATTATTCCAACAGTACTTTTACGACTTCCAGAAAGCTAAGATTTCAGACCTTAAGGGTATGGAGACTAGCGGATATTCTGATATTACAAAGCAGCTGGATCAAACAATCGACGCATTCTCCAAGAATACCGACTTGGTATACAACGGAGTGGACTTAAAGTTTGACTTACCCGAAAACTTTTTCTTATTAAACGTACTCTATTATAATGGTAAAGAAGTTACTCATGTGGACCAAGGTAAATTACATTATTTGCTTAATTCCAATCTGACAGCACCCACAGAAACGTATCCTACGTATGTTATGCAAGGGAACAAAATAGCTGTGTATCCTACTACCATTACAGATAACATTAATATCTATTACGTTCGTTACCCAGCTGATCCGAAGTGGACTTATACGGTGGTGAACGGAAGTCCTTTGTTCAATCAATCGGCAAATGACTACCAAGATTTTGAGTTGGCTATATCCGACTTCCCTAAGTTAGTCGTTAAAATTTGTGAATATGCTGGCGTTAGTATTAGAGAGATGGATGTGGTTACAGCCGCTAGAGCAGAAGAGGCTTACACTGATCAAAAACAACAATAATGAATCAGGAAAAATATTACACCAATGATGGGGTAAACCCTACCGATGCCAACTGGGGCTCGTATCAGAACGTTACGTTAGGTGATGTAGTGAATAACTTCATCCTTATGTATACAGATGATGGCGAGTTGCTTAATAACATCAATAGATATAAGGTTTTATTTCACGCAAAAAGGGCGATTCAAGAACTGAACTACGATGGTAATCGTCAGGTCAACACACTACAGTTAGATGTGGGTGATGATTTGAAGTTTGTGCTTCCTCCTGATTATGTGAACTATGTTAGAATCTCTTTGTTTTGGGGTGGTAATCTGTATCCGATGCATGAGAATACTCAAGCAAATTCTGCTATTGAGTTTTTACAAGATAATGATTATCAAATCTTATTTGATGACCAAGGTAATGCGTTACAAGGAACCTCGAAATTAGACCTGTCGCGTATTGATGGCCAAAACTATATGTTGTGTCCATTTAACAACCAGTGGGGTTGGTACGTAGATGGTCTATGGTACTTCACTCAGGGCTTCGGTGCTGCTTACGGAATGAACACAGAGGTGGCAAACGTCAACCCCTCATTCAGAATCGATAAGGTATCAGGTGTAATTAACTTTAGCTCAGGTGTTGCAAGACAATCTGTGTTGGTTGAATACATATCTGATGGTATGTATCCAGGTGATGACAATTTGATTATTGTTAACAAGTTGGCAGAAGAGTACATTTACTCGTACATCAAATGGGCGATATTGAACAATAAGGCAAACCAGCCTGAGTACATTATCAATAGAGCTCGCAAAGAGAAGGTTTCCAATTGGAGAAACGCAAAGATTAGATTAAGTAATTTACACACAGGTCGCTTGTTAATGAACATGAGAGGCCAATCTAAGTGGATTAAGTAAATGATAGAACTTCAAAGAAATTTCCTTTCGGGGGTCATGAATAAAGACCTTGACCCTCACTTTTTACCTGATGGTGTATATCAAGATGCACTAAACATTATTGTGGGTGATTCTGACGGAGCATTCGTGTCTTCTGAAGGGTCTCACAATGGTGTGGCACAGAACTACTTAGGTAATATTCTGAAGGGAACTGACTACGAGTTAACTAACGCATTAACTATTGGGTCGTTAGCATACGAGGCGAACAACTGTATTTATTGGTTAGTGGCATCTGATACGTTGGATGCTATCTACGAATACAATGAATTAACAGATACGACTACACCTGTGTTGCAGGCTACTAAGGCAACACCCACTACGGCTTCATTGCTTGGCTTTGACAAGGCGTTCTTTGTTACAGGCATAAACTATATCAACGGACTACTTTTCTGGACTGACAATCTAAATCCTCCACGTAGGATCAACATTGATCGTGCTAAGAATTATGCAGTAGATGGATTCACAGAGGCTGACATTAACGTCATCTTGGCACCTCCATTATCTGCACCAACTATTAACTTGTATTCAGAAGGAGAGGCAAACAACTTGGAGAACAAGTTTTTGTATTTCTCTTATCGTTACAAGTACTTAGATAACGAGTATAGTGCTTTGGCACCATTCTCTCCTGTGGCATTCTTCCCTAAAGAGTATGCCTACGACTATGGTGTGTCTGAGAACATCTCAATGGTGAACAACTTCAATACCGCTGACATTACTTTTAATTCAGGTTCAAAGAACGTAAAGGAGGTTCAGTTGGTGTTTAGAGATACACAGAGCACTAACACATATATTATTGACAGCTTAGTTAAGAGTTTAAATAACTACGACGACAATACAGAGTACTCGTTCACCTTTAAGAACAATAAGGTGTTTACGGTTCTGCCAATCGAGCAGGTTAATAGACTATTTGATAACGTGCCTATTAAGGCAAAGTCTCAAGAGCTAATTGGTAGTCGTTTGGTTTATGGTAACTACACTCAATTCTTTGATTTAGTAAAGGAGAACAAAGAGCCTATTGACCCTAAGTTTAGTTTATCATTACTATCTAACAGTGTAGTTAGTGGCACGCCTACGCCTACATTTAAGAGTAATAGAGATTACGAGATTGGTATTGTGTACTTGGATGATTACGGTAGAACAACTACTGTCATTACACCAACAGAGAACACAAACACGATATACATCCCTGCATCTAACGCAATTGATGCAAACAATATTCGTGTGACAATTGATGGGACTTATCAGCCGCCAGCATTTGCTACGCATTACCGCTTTATGATTAAGCAAGATAAGCAGGAGTACTACAATGTATTCCCATTGACTTATTTTGAAGACGGTCAATTCAAGTGGTTCTTGATTAATCAAGCAGACCAAGATAAAATCACTGTTGGTTCTTATGTGTATTTGAAAGGTTTAACAAATAATACTAATACTCAGTACAAGGTACTAGATATTCAATCAAAGAATGCGAATTTCTTGAATAGTGCCGATTCGAATCAGCCAGCAGGTGTTTACTTTAAGTTAAAAATTGAAGCATCCGAATTGCCTCCTGTAACATATTTCTACGATTACAATGTAGGAGGGGGAACAAACCCGCCAACTACCCTTGCTTTTGGTAGATTTAATGTGGCAGAAAATGCTATATTTTATGGTAATGGATTAGACACCATGACCACAGGTGCGTCTAATGTATACATCGGAGATAATGATACGCGTTTTTACGTAGAAATAGATAGTGTTAGTGGCAATACATTTAAGTATTACGCATCACAAGATGGTAATTATAAAGTGCTGGTTGCTAGTGGTATTGCTATTAATTCTGCTGCGGACCAAGTATTAACATATTCTGGTGGTACTTGTTCTATTAGGTTTGCTTCAAATTCAGGATACACATTAAAAGACTATTGGGTTGTGAACTGCAGGGGTAGTGTCCAAGATTTATCTTTAAATATATTTGGAGGGTTTATTGACTACAGCACACCTGTTCCTGGGGTATTCTTCACACTAGATAACTGGGACCCAACTGCTGCTCACGATGAGGATAGACCCATTAAAGCAGGAGCTATATTAACATTTAAGTATAAGGAGACCAATGGTACAGACCAATGGATTACTCAAACGTTTATATCCACAAGAGATTATGTGAATATAGAGGAATGGTTTGTTGAGGATGGAGCTTATCAAAAATGGATTGCTTTAGATGAAACGGATCAAAGTATTGGCCCTAAGAATGTATGTTTTAGAAGAGGTTTATTGATGTCTACAGGAAGACCGGGTAGCATTGACCAAGGATCTACAATAAGTGCTACTTCTTTGGCTTACCCGATATACATGTATTTCTATTCATTCCAAGGTGGAGTTGAGCCTGCTATTGATACTAAGTTTTCATTGCAGCAATCGGAATTCCCATCTTTGTTTGAAACCGTTCCAACTGACACCAACCAAGATATATACTATGAGCTTTCACAAACGTATCCTATTATCGATGGCAATCACTATGGAAATATTGACAATCAGGACATTGCATTGGGTGCTCCGGCGATAATAGACTTAAATACGCTTGACTTTAACTCAGACTTTAACGCATTTACCTTTGGTAATGGCGTTGAGAGTTTCAGAATTAGAGACGATTGGAATTCTGCAACGATGCAGTTTAGCCCACGTGCTAACTCTACTATTGAAGGATATGAGCAGCAGACATTAGTTCAAGCTCTTACTTATAGCGGCATTTACACTCAGACATCTGCTATCAATAGATTGAATGAGTTTAACCTATCGCTTGGTAACTTTAAGTATTTAGATAGGTTGGTGTCTACTGGAACGGTCTCAAACACAATCGAAAACTCCGATTGTTGTAATGAGAACTGGGTATCAATAGCAGGGTTTGTCCCACCTTGCTCTGAATAAAAATACATGTAAACAGGATACGACAAAGTCACAGGTCCAATAGATGTACCTTGATCTATACTTCCTGGTCTTCCGGTTGTTAATAATTGACCTCTTCTAAAGCAAACATTCTTAGGGCCAATGCTTTGTGCAGCATCGTCGTAAGCTACCCATTTTTGATATGCAGAATCTTCGATGAACCACTCCTCTATATTGACATAATCTCTTGTCGAGATAAATGTCTGAGTAATCCATTGGTCTGTTCCGTTAGTCTCCTTATACTTAAACGTCAAAACAGCACCTGCCTTAATCGGCCGATCGGTATTGTAAGCTAATGACTCACTCCAGCCATCTAATGTAAAGAATACTCCTGGAGGGAAATCGTCACCATAATCAATCGGGCCACCGAATATATTTAAACAAACATCTTGTAAGTTACCTCTACAGTTAACAACCCAGTAATCTTTAGTGGTGTGACCTGTGTTAGATAAAAATCTAATTGAACAAGTACTTCCAGAGTATGTAAGTGTTTGATCTGCTGCCGAGTTTATAGTAACACCACTGGCAACTAATGTTTTATAATTGCCATCGTAAGAAACGTAATACTTGAATGTATCTGCTACACCACCTGTAGAGTCTATCTCTACATAGAATCTAGCATCATTTGTCCCTGTGTAAACATTGCTACCACCGGTAATCATGTCATCAATACCAATACCGTAGAATATCGACTCCTCTGCTACGTTAAATCTATTCTCAACTAACGTAGTTGCTGTGCTAGGAAAACCACCTAAGTTGTCATCCTTGTAATAAGTAACAGGAGGAAGTACTGTGCTTTCAATCTTAACCTTAAAGTAAACACCTGCAGGCTGATTTGTATCAGCACTGTTTAAGAAGTTTGCTGACTTAGATTGAACATCCAATACCTTATATTGAATATTGGTATTATTAGTAGCTCCTTTCAAAAACATGTAAGAACCAACAGTGATTTTATCTTGGTCTGCTTGGTTAATCAAGAACCACTTAAATTAACCGTCTTCAAAATAAGTCAATGGGAATACATTGTAGTACTCCTGCATATCTTGCTTAATCATGAAG